GGAATTCTGCACCAAGGCCAATACCATCGCCAAACGGATCGTCACCAACTGACAGCTGCATCTTACCAACCAATTCAGGCTCGTCCACACTCTTTTCTTCATAGGTGTATGTTGAACAAGTATAGATTTTTGTACCTTTACTCGATGTAACAACAACAGACATACCTGCGTAATAGTTACTGATTTCGTTTAACGGAAACGCCAATGATGATTCGAGAACAAGTGATCCATCAATACCAGGTCTTGCTGCAAGTTTACCTGTTGCTCGAGGATATCCTGCGTTAGCCTCAACGTTCTCGACAAATATTTGGTCAATTGGAGAACCTGTTGTTGTGGGTTGTGTATTAGCAGGTGAGTTATTTGCATCAGAATCGAATGGAGCAAATGTAAAATCATCAACAACTGGAATATAACCCACAGCATTATATGCCTCAAATTCAGCCTGTGTAAGCTTGTACATATATTTCCATATGTAATCATCAGCAGTACGGTAGATTTGCTCGGTAGTTGTTGCGTTAAAGTTTGGCGCGTTTGAAACCGTACCGCCGTTATTATTGTATAAGCATTTATAAACTCTATAGTCACCGGTATCGTTAATGTTTGGACCTACAACAGCATAAAACCGTTGTCCTTCCATATCAACAGAATCGTCGTACTGAGTAAAGGTTTGTCCTTCTTGCCAAGGATAATACCTAATCATAAACTTACAATCAGAATTTAAAATCTTTTTACCAAATATAACATTATCAAGAAAAAGATTTTTAGATCCAATTGAGTTTATCACATTTTGACGGACCTCGTTAGGCCTAGTAACCGAAGAAACAAAGACATAAAAGTCGTTCGCCTGTAGGTCGTCATAAAATATACGAACCGTGTCGGTTTTAAGAATTGATGTAAGTGTCTCAGACATTCGTTATGTACCTTTGTTTTCCATTATTTATATCAACTTACCGTAATTGTATTATTCATGCTGTCGTGGAATTGACATTGATAATAATAAGTGCCAGTTGATCCAACTGTCCAATCAACCGGCCCTTCTTGCATTCCTTGTCCGTCAACGCCGCTTGCCTGATTTCCAGTGCCTGTTCCTTGCGCTGTCTTGATGTAAAAAGGATGGCCTGACGCACTTAAATTAAATCTTACTTTATCTCCTGCATTAAATGCAAGAGTAGGATTGTTTCCACTTACAGCACCATTTCTATCTGTTCCTACCATAGTATAGGCGCTTGATCCTGCAGCTGTTACTGTAATTGTATAATCAGGTGTAAATGAAACGGCCGCTGCCGCGTATTTTACTCGTTGAATTCTGTTGCGTGGATATACTAAACCAGAATCTGCTCTTAACCCAAGAGTTTTTGACGGATAACTTTGCCCATCAGCAGGTCGTTGATTTCTCCAACGCAAATATTTATTCAATGCGCCCTGAAGACTGTTTGTATCCATTGGATCGTCAGCTTCAGTATCCTGCATCTTTCCATCGTTTGCGTTATTAACAACCCACTTTTCAGCTTCAGCTTGATTTATATTCTGCCATGATTCCGCAAGAATTGCAAGTACACCAGCAACCTGTGGTCCTGACATGCTTGTACCTTGATATTTTCCAAAGTAATAAGAACTGTTTCTTGGGTCTGCTGTTGTTCCAGTATGTAAGCTACTTTGAATTGCTTCTCCTGCGGCAAAAATATCAACCTGACTGCCTACATTTGAAAATGGTGCTTTGTCTTCTTGCGTATCATTTGACGTGGCGCCTACGTTAATTACCGGTGCATAACCAGCACCTGATCCTGTACCACGATGCAACCACCAATCAAACGTAGAACCGTTATAAGCCATCTTAAATGAATTATTATAATCTTGATCTGAACTGTTTACTGTTTTCCAAGATGCGTTACCAGCTGATGCTACAATAATGATTCCATCATCAATTGCGTCTTGCATATCCGCTTCTCTTGAAGAAAAGTAATACGGGATTGTCATAGTTAAACTTGGCGCATAAAATCCACGAGCCTGTAGTTCTGCCTGAGTTAATTCTCTACCTGGCGCGAATGTTGTGCCTCGATAAGTAACGGATGTTGGAACACCTGTTGTATAGCCATCGGTTCCCGCAGTAGCTCTTGATTTAATTGTTGAACCATAACTGTTATTTGTAATAGTTGGATTGCGTCTACCGGTTGTCGGGTTAATAGCTTTTGTATTGTGCCACTCGCGTATATAGTCCCACATAAGTGCACTAGAAAGGCTATTAGGGTTTGTGCCGTATGGACTTATATTGTAAATATTAGCGTCTCTAGCCCATCCCTGAGTGTTGCCAGCTACGGTACCAGCACAATGACAACCATGATTATTGTCATCACGGTCTGCAGAATTTGTATAGGATCCCGCTCTGTCGTAAGTATAGGTACCGTTTGAACCGCCACTTACCGCGTTTGTTAAAGAGAACCAATTGAATTGATTAACACGTGATCCGCCAGTTCCGTCAGAATTTACAGCAAACTCTGGGTGCGCAGGATCAATATGTCCATCTACGATTACAACATCAACGTTTTTTCCTGACGCGGTAATAGTTAAATCGTCGGTGACTAAAGATGTTCCATTTCCACCCCAGTTTGAGCGATTGTTTTCTTCACAATGTCTTAGCAATCCCCAATTTATATCATCAGAATCACCGGCCCAGCTTTTATCAAACTCGCCGTTTACAATTGTGTATCCCATAGGAGTGATTGATTTATCAATCATCTCTCTTAAAGCAACATCCCAAACCCTATGGTCTTTTTTGATTTTCATTGCTTCATCGTGTGTAAGCATATAATGAGTGTTACGAGAAATGATGCGGCGGTTTACAAGATCTACCGCTCTGTCTGGAATGTATATGTTTCCACCAGGAGTTTCCATATCATTATAGAAATCCTCAAGATCTTCTTTATTGTGAAGAGTGACAATCCATTCCTTACGTTCCAATTTTAAGCCTCCAGCTGAATTGCAGTAAGAGTGACTTCAATCGTTGAAGTAGAACCTGACAAGTTTGTAACACGACAAGGGATTGTAGTATTTGGCGTTGCTTCAAAGCTATAACCGATTGTTCCAGGCGATATTTGAACTACAGCAGAGCCTGTTGTAATAACTTCTGCAATAACACCAGCATCTGGTGCAGGATCGGTATTCTGATCTCTTGAAGCATCCGCTGACCGAGCAGATGAATGCGTATAAACTCGAACCCACGCTGCTCGGTCAACTTCAATTGACAGCAATGCGTATCCTTTATATCCTCCAGTGATGTCTAAGTTAGCCGAAGCATCGTCCGCAATGGAGGCAGAAGTGCCAACAATCTCAGCACGCGTGCTCAAGCCAATGCCACCACCGTCTTCAAAAGTGAATGCGCCACTACCGTCAGTTGTTAAAACCTGTCCATTTGTACCGTCTGAAATTCCAAGGTCAAGCAAAGTTGAGTTTTCGTCAAGTAACTGTACCCAACCACCGTTGTGTGCTACATAACCATGTCCTTCTGAATGCACGTGGGCAAACATACCATGATACGTTGACGCATTTGGAAGATCGCTTAATTCATCTGCTAAAAATCTAATCTTGTGCATAGGTACGTCTGGTGAATCAAACGGACCCGTGATTGTTCCTCCACTTGCGGTAAGAATCAAATCAGTATTAGAAAAATTGTCGTATAGTTCGGTAAAGTTAGCGTTAGCTTTAACGAAGGCATTACGGAGGCTATCACCTGTGCCGTCGTCAGGAACCGTACCTGTGTTAATTACCTGCTTTGCCATTTTTGCTCCTATTATATTTTATATATTTATTCTACGGTTCTTGTGTCATATCGGCGGACAGTAGAATTGTATCGGCGGTATATTCTTGCGTTGAAGCATCAAGCAACCCGCCGTCGCCTGCAATAATTTGCCCAGGTCCAACAATTGGCGCTCCGCCTACCTCATCATCAAGTTTAATAATTTGGTTAAACTTAAAGTCAATACCTGCGCCTTTACCAAACGACATTTTACGTTTATGTAAAAAGTCTCCAAATAATTTTGTTCCTGCAAGGTGTACTGTTCTTTTAAGTGGTTCTTCATAAACAGATTTAGAAATTGTTCCTTTAATTTCATATGAGTATTCTTGGTAATAATCACTATCTTGAATTTTCATATTTGCGTCAAAGTATTCAAAATTGCCAGAATCTTCATCAGTCCAATAACCATTCAGGTGAGAGCTATAACTTGCCCAGTACCCTGATGTTAAACCTTGAGTATCAGCAGTAAGAATAGCTTGTGCTATAATATCGCCAGCATCATTTGTTAAATCAACTCTTTCGCCATCAATATATCCAAATCCCGATTCGTATACGTTTGCAGATTTAACTCTTCCTGATGCAAAGATTGTTCTTGAATTAATATCGGCAGATGCGCCTAGCTTACTCGCGGTATAGTCTCGTGCTACATAGACGACAGGATATTCGTTTCCTTTATGAACAATGCCACCTGCGTTAGAACCTTCGAATCCGTAATAGCTAAAAGGACGTGCTTTAATAAAGTTTTCTGATGAATTGATACCCGTGATAATACCGGTTATAGTTGTGTTTGAATTTAAACCAGTATTTGCCTGACTAATCGAGTCGCCGATTGACATAGCGGCTGATACTTCTTCAAGGACAACAACTTGTTCGTATCTATCAAATGCCGACATAACATCATCACGAGCAATTGACCAAACATCAGTCACGTAATCTTGTCCTGGGTTAACGTTTATTAGGTTATTGATTGAACCAATGTTAAATGGCTCTAAGTTAAACGCTTCGTTTATTGGAGTTGCTAAAGTGATAGGATCAGTATTACCTGACATTGGCGCGCCAGCTGGCGGAGAATCGTTAAAGTTACTCGAGTTCAATGCAACGTCGCCAGAAGCTAAGCCTTCGGGATATGTGACTGATGTTTGAATAAAGTTTGCAATCTTATCAGTAATCAAAGATACTGACTGAACGTTATCAATTTCAACTCTTACATCGGTATTGGCACCCGTGTCAGGGTATAAAAGACCTGGGCTTGATGTATTATTTGCAGTAATTGACGTGACAGGGCCGGTATTACCAATTGATCCTGGCAATCCAACTCTTGGTGCACCAACGCGGTCAATTGCAAATAGCTGAGGTATGTTATCGCTATCCCAATAGTGTTGAGTATTAGCAAAGTGAATACCAACCGCAAATGCAGATTGGCCCGTAACAATACCAAGGTTGCCTGTGTTATTAATTTGAGTATTAGAATCTGAAATGCGTTCTTCAATATTAAACTCAAGATCAGGATTACTTAAAATTAAGTTTTGTGATGAGACTCTTAAACGTGTATTCTCTTCGGTATAACCAAAGCCTTTATCAATAATAGTGTAAACAACCTGACCGGAAAATTCATCTTCAAGATCAGTTACAATTGCTTTACCGCCGTTGCCATTGCCAACGATATTTAAAATGTCACCAACTTTTTGATCTGTTTCACCACCATAAGATAGGTCAATTTCAAGCGAACTTGCTGAGCCATTTATACGCCCAAACGCAACTTCGTTTCCTTTAATGGTTGCAAGAAGGTCGTCATATTTAATAAAGTTACCTTTAACATTTGAAATATAAATGACAGGAGTAAGTGTACCATTTAATAGAATAAAGTTAATTTTATCAACTGCAGCTCTTGCTTCAGAAATACTACCACGTATGTTTTTACCGATTAAATCCGAATAAGAAAATCTATTGCCATCAATATCGGAAAAATCATTATCATTTGGAAATAGTTGAAGGTAAACACCCTTACGCCAATCTGAGTCAGAAGGCTTAAACATTTGAGATGCAGGATACTTAATTTCAACATCTTCTTGATAGAACATACGGAAGAATAATAGAATACCGCCAGGAGTACCTTTGCGGCGATATAGATCCATAATATTTTTAACAACAAAACGAACATCCGAGTCTGCTAATAAAGGCAGGTCTGCCATGAACATTTTGTGGAATTGTAAAACAAGTTCAGATAGAGTTGTTGATACATCACGATACTCAAATAACCTACGAGCATTATAATGCGATTGGTCTGTAGATTCTTCAAGGAATCGGTAATATTCTTCAACAAAATCAATAAGCTCAGAACCGAACTCACGATAGAGCCCAGGAAACTGATCCCTGATTTTAAATGCTATCTGCTTTTCTACTTGCATTACTTGATCTCAATCATATTAACTGTTACATCGGTATCACGGATATAAAAGATTCTGCCCAAAGGCGATTTTATATCGTCAACCGCCGTTCTTGCGATGATTTTAATTTCAGAGCCGTCATACGTATCTGTAATAAAATCAGTTAAGCTAACAACCCCTGTTTCGTAATCAACTGTACCAACCTTTGGTTTAACAACCTGCGGGTTTGCTGCATTACTTGTGACTGACATAATGTTACCTATGCCATCATCCTGCAAGAAAACTTCTTGTCCGTTACTCGTAAATTTGCCGGTTTTAATTGCTGGTTTATAATCACTAAATCCATTTGCGTTACGGAAAGGATATGGTTTTGCCAGCTTTGCGCCAAACTTAAACGTAGGATTGAGTTTTACGTCTGTAGGGGGAGAATAAGGAATATAAGGGAATGCACAGACGCTGTTTGAAAGAATTGCAACATCCTTTTTATCAATTGCCGACGCAATGTTTGAAACTCGAAGTGTTTTATTAAAATCATCAAGATATGTATTAGAATAAGTTTGGATTTCGCTACGAATAATTGTTTCAAGCTGTGCTGGACTTTTCGTTGATTCTACCGCTGAATAATATGCGTCAACTTCAATGTTGGCATATAAGAATTCTGATTCGCGGAAAATTGGTTCAACCGCAAGCGGGCTTTTCTCACGAAGATAATCAATATATGTTGCAGCAAGAGATGCTGATAAGATTTCCGTTTCTTGTCCCAGATAAACTGAAATTGCAACTTTACCAAATTGAGGTGGTTCCAATTCGTCGCCACCATATGCTGATACTGATAAGATCTCAGGAAACTTTTGTTTCAAAAGATTTTCGTAATCTGTTGCGGTAACGGCTCGTTCTTGAATTTGTAATGCACGTGGAGCATTAAAGCGAATACTTTCAACACTTTCTTCATCAGCGCCGCCTGTTGCACGAGCAACTGTTGTTACTACTGTTTGACCTGTTGTTGATAATGAAATACTAAATTTATTAATACCATTCGCTTCTGCACCTGATGTGATTCTATATTTTACACGAACATCTTCAATTTCTGTTGG